CGTATCAATGTATGTCATCTCAAACCAGCAGAGTTAAAATCTGAGCGTCTTACTGAAGAGCTAGACCCTGTTAAATGCGAAGTAACTGGTAAATATGTATATGTGCCACTTGATCGATATGACTGGCAAGGTCACGGTGATATGCTTGACAACCTATCTGATCTACAAAGTGCAATTAAATATATGTGTCCAAAAGCTTAAGTTCCTGTAATTAACGGTGTCAAAAAACATTATGTTAAAAAAATAGAAGACAACGATGAATGGATTACACTCGATGCGTACTATAAACTACGCCTCGAAGAATATGCAGTAAGCAACCCATCAAACTACTTGTTTGGTCAACAGCTTACATCTAACTATGTCGACCCATCTTGGAACTGGATTCTAGTAAATGCATTAGAAAATTGTGGTCATCACAAAATTGCACGACTTGCACATATCGAAGACCAGCGTGGTAAAAACCAGACTCACGGCATTCGTAATGTATTCAGGTTCGGTATACATCTCAAAGCAGTTAAACAAAGCGACTACTTCGTACAAGAACTAGACTGGCTTGAGCGTAACTATCCAATGCTTCGAATAATGAGTAGTACAAACTACACATTTCAAGACAAAGTAAAACAGTACATCAACGACTACATCAATCTTGTATCATGAACACACCATTACCTATCAGTATACGCAGTAAACGAGGCTTACAAAGTAAGCTTAAACTCAACGATCTAGATATACCTATACATAAATCTAGTCTTCGTACATATGAGCTTCCAGAAAATACTGTAGCAATATCTATATGTGATTCGTTTATTACATATCGTTACACCCAACAAACACACAAAAGCCAATGGGGTGGTGGATCAATCTATGCACAAATACAATGTAGTATGCGTGCTCACACCCACACTGGTAACTTCAATGTGTATTACACTGGTCATACAACAAGTGATGACAATCACAATAAGTTCATGGAGACATTTAGAATAGTGCGTCCTGTCATGGAGCAATTGTTCAGTCGATAGCAAATATAAACTATAGCCTCGTCCGTATTGGTTACACGGGCGGGGCTATTCTTTTGTCCCGAGTCCTATGGCTAGCGTACTATCATACATTACCAATATCCGAATGCGTACAGTCTACAACCTTTCGTGATCTGTTTAGAGCTAGCCCGAGCTGAAGCTCGGTTAGTTTTAGATTGCTGATGCTCGATATATGCCTGTGCGTTTATGTGCACCGCCTTTGTATATACACCAAGCTTCTTTCCTTTCCGTGTTGCTAGATTTCATCGTGTGATCAACGAGGCATGTGCAAGATACAGTTTCTTGTGCTTGATCAATTAACCTAGTTAAGAATTCAAACCTCTTCCTCGTTGTTCGTTTATTGTTATGACTATCGACCAAGACATATTCGCTTCCGATAACGCTTCTGCAACTGCAACTGCAACTGCAACTGCAACTGCACCCGAAACAGTAGAAATGTTCGATATCGATCGAGATCACCCAGAACCAGTATACGACAACCCTCCAATGACTGAGGGTTGGAACAATAACCTAGAACTGTACGGCGTAGTTGCTGACGATCAAGAAATGCAAATTAAATATCGCCAGCCAAAACACCAAGGATTCGCAACCGAAAATTACAAATTCGGACACGGTCCACAAAAGTTTGTTCTTAAAGCAATCATTGACCGCTTCGATCTTAAATTGCGTAAAGAAACTTGGAAGCAAGATCTAGTCCAGCAACTTCGTGCACTAAAAGGTGAAACTACCAGAGCGTATGTAGTAAAAGCAGACATCGGTGAAACCTTGTACAACATCGATAACAAGAAATCCTAACCCTTAACCTCATCGGGCAGGCACGGTTCAATCCCGTGTCTGTCCATAACCACACACCAGCTCACTATCATGCTATTCACTATTCTTAAATCAATATGTCATCTATTCGGTGACAAACTAGCCAACAATATGCGTTTCGCAGGATACGCATATCTTGTCCGTAAACATGGTCAAAAAGCAATGCACGGTTCATACGACGAACCCGCATGGATTCTCCCTGAATCATACGACCCAGTAAACAGCTTCAGACAAGACGGTAAAGAAAGAGATCCCGAAATTCTTGATGAATCGTGGGATACACATCCTCGCGACCCACTAACAGGTGCTCAACTTCGTGATATCTACCCAAAAAATTACGATTACTAATAACACCAAACGACCTCAGTACTATGACGGTGCTGAGGTCTTTTTTTGTCCCGAGTCATGCAAAAGTGGTCGCTAAAGCTCCGTCCATTAGATTGACGAAAACCTCCACTGCCACATATTTTGTGTCGCAGAGACCTTGCGGGTAAGGGTCTTTTGCGTCACGACCTGAAGCCCTCGACCTCAGACTAGATTCGGAGTCTAGTGTGCCAACAGCCTTAAGTCCTTGGTATTCAGCATGTTGCCAACATCAAAGCTGACATGTGTATCGACTTTGCACCCAAGTTGACATTCATACCACCAATGAATGCCGTAGTAGACCACCCCCCACCTCCTGCGGGGTACCAACTATCACTACCACTCGCCATCGACTATCAATTACAGAAATAAAAAAGAAATCTTTTAGGCCGCCTCCCAACCGCTAGCCCCCCGGGTACCAAAAAGTTACATTGTATCGCAATGAGGACTCCTTTGTTTCTGATACTGCTGGCAACTTCCGGGTGTGAAACTCACAAGCACCAGCATTATTGGTATCACCAGGATGTAAAAATGAGAATTATCCCTCACGAACCGAATCCGATACATGGCCAACAAGCAAACAACTAGATTACGCGAAGATGTACACAAGTTCATCCACGACGATGACTTTGAAGCAGCAGTTGCAGCCCTTCGGGATGGCCTAAAAGCCAAACAAACAGTTCGTAAAAGCCGCGAAGACGGCCAAAGAGGTGTAGATTACGAAGAAGTACCTAGCCATACTGTTCGAATTACCGCCGCAAAGTTGCTTTTAGAGTACGGATTCGGAAAACCGGCCACGCGAGCCGAAATTACCGTCTCGAAAGACACCTCTAGGGAGGTCAGTACCGCCGATATTCTGTCCAGATTCCGCAGTTCGGGCATGGATTTGAACGAAATCGTAGATGTTTACGCAGAATCTGTCCAACACGAGCCAATTTTGATCGAAAATGATGAATGAGTACGAGATAGAGGAGTTATTCGCTAACTCCCCGAAAAGATCTGTTCGAGATGTCCCGGAATGGCAGCGTCAACTGCACTACGAGCTTAAAGAGGACGAAGGATTTAGCCCTGAAACAGAGATACCCACCCCTGGGGATGTACCAACTATTGGGCACGGTCATACTGGATCTTACGCAAAACCTGGAGCAAAAATGACCCCGCAAGAGGCTGGTGCGTTACTTAAAAACGATATTAATTTGCGCGAACCGGAGCTAAAACGATTAATGCCCGCGTTCAACGACTTTCCACCTGAGCTCCAAGTACCTTTAGCCTCCTCCCATTACCGTGGTAGCCTTGGCGGAAGCCCAAAGACTTTGGCGCATATAAACGCGGGAGAATTTGAAAAAGCGGCAGATGAGTTTTTAGACAACAACGAGTATAGAAATGCGGAAGCAAGAGGGCGTGCAGGTATCCGTCCTCGTATGGAGCGAACAGCCAACGCATTGCGAAAGTTCGGTACCGGGCAACATCCTTCGAACAACCTTGTATCTGGAACGAATTAATTTATGAACGCTGAAAAACAATTTGAAAACGAGCTCTCCGCGGTATTTGTCCGCTGGTGGGAGGAGTCTGACTTAGACGAACTTGAAATGGCCCGCATTGCGGTAATTGTAGTCGATCGCTTTTGCAGCGTAGACATTGAGTACGAGGGCCGGGATGACGAGGACATGGAGATCGAATTCGAGCCAGAGGACATCGAGGACTGATATGTTCGATTTAAAAACAATCAAATGGATGAACACGGATGAGCAGATTCGTATTCGCCATGCAAAAGCGAGGATATTGAACCGTGCCAGCAAGAAAACCAAAAGCTAAAAAGAGTACAACATCGAAGAAGGGGCCTTGCTGGAAGGGCTACCAAGCAATCGGTATGAAGAGTAAGGGCGGAAGAAAGGTTCCTAACTGCGTACCGAAGAAAGGAAGTAACAGAGGGAGGTAATTATGCCAGCAAAGAGAAAACCTAGTAAACCTATCCCTAAGACCACGAAGGGAAAGAACGCTAACTATTTGAAGACCAAGGATGGTGCGGGCATGACCAAGAAGGGTGTTGCTGCATATCGCCGGGCCAACCCAGGATCCAAGCTTAAAACTGCTGTCACCGGCAAGGTGAAACCAGGCAGTAAAGCGGCCAAAAGGCGTAAGGCTTTCTGCGCAAGGAGTAAGAGCTGGACTGGCGAGAGGGGTAAAGCTGCCCGCCGCCGCTGGAAGTGCTAGGTTTGTGACCGAGGATAAGACGCAACAGCTCCAGGATCTGATTCGTATCGATCCTGAGGTCTGGTTCAGTACATTTGCGGTAATCAAGGATAAGCGGGGTAGGGATATCAAGCCCAAGCCGAATACCTTGCAGAAGCGCATGTTCGCACATTATCGAAAATGCCAGATCGAGGATAAACCGTGCAAGATGATCATCTTGAAACCTCGGCAAAAGGGTGCGAGTACCTGCGCTCAGGCATTGACATATCACCATATGCGCAAGCATGCGACCCTTGCCGGATCATTGATGGGTGATATCAGCGGTACTTCGGACAAGGTTTTCGAGATCTATCGCCGATATGCGGAGAATGATTTATTTCCGTGGGAAGCGGATGGATCGGGTAGCGTATTAGACGGTGGATCCTTGGTTGATTTAATTAAATTACGGAGTGGTAGCCAGTATGGTAAGGAAACCGCGGGATCTAAAAATGCAGGCCGATCTGGTACCATTCAGGTTGGTAATATGACTGAGGTTGCATTCTGGCCTATGCAGGGTGAAAGAGACCCTGCTCTTGGATATTTGCAGAGTTTATATGACGGGGACAATTTATCCTTAGTCGTCGCGGATTCCACTCCTAATGGCCCGGCCGGTTGGTTTTATCGTACCTGGGTGCAGGACAATGAATGGGCCAAGATCTTTGCTGCCTGGTTTGAATTTGATGATTCGATCGTTCCATTTGAATCCGAGGAGCATAAGCAGGACTTCATTGATACAATGACGGAGGATGAGAAGTCCGAGATGGAGCGATTTGATGTAAACTACGAGCAATTGCATTGGCGTCGTCGCGTCCTCCAGGACAAATGCAACGGAGACATAAGCAAATTCCGGCAGGAATATCCGAGCGATCCCGAGGAGTGTTTCCTCATGTCCTCCCGCCCGAGGTTTCATACTGCGAATTTGGATAAGATGCTCAAAGCCAGTGCAGATGTTCGATACCAAATGGGCTCTCTCGCTGTGCAAGCTGATGGAAAGAGCAGCAGCTTCCGTCCTGATAAAGCGGGCGAATGGAAAGTATATGAGGAGCCTGAATACGATTCCAAATATTTGATCTCTGTCGATACATGCACCGGGGAGGATCAGCAGACACAGGGCTTAGCTGCGGATCCTGACTACCATTCTGTCCAGGTTTGGAAAGCACCTTTTGAGGACTGGCATGGTAACTGGCATGTTCCGCGCTTGGTCGCCTTGCACCACAGTCGTTTGGACATTGGCATACTTGCCCACGAGGTAGAAGCTGCCGCCCGGTGGTATGGAAATGCATTTGTTATCCCGGAGGTTAACAATTCTGGTCTCGCCTTGCTAAAATATTTGCTCGATATGGGGCTAACGGTCTATCGCCGACGGAAATACAATGATTCCATGGGCATGGTGGAAAAAAGCTTTGGGTGGTCCACGGACAAGATTACCCGAAAGACCGTGATCGATCATTTGGCTGCGGAATTAATTGAGGAAAATTTGGATATCCCGGACGAGGATGTTTTGCGCGAGATGAAAACATTTATCATAAATGAGCGGGGCAAGCCCGAAGCTGCTCCCGGTCACCATGACGACCACGTTCTCGCCGCCGCTATCGCATTATATAACATTGATAGCGCAACGACATACAAACTGCCGAAAAAGAAGAAGATCACGAACCGCATGCTGCATAAGAATCCAAGCATGCTATGCCCCGACGGGTTCATGCGCGTGCCTCTCAATGCATTGAAGAAGAATTACAAGCGGTTGAGACCATAATACGCCGGATCTACCCTTTCGCTATGGCAGAGAAAACCCGCGAAGAATTTCTAGCAGAGTTCGCAAAAAATATTTTTGACGAAACTTATTTTAGCACATTTAGCAACGACGACATATTTATAGACGCGGCAAAATTTCTAAAAGACAACGGCCTCCCAGCATCTGCATTAGACAGCGAGCTTAAAAAGCTTCAGCAAAAATACAAATACTCCCGCCCTAACGCTAAAGATAATCTTTTCGATATCATTGATGACGAGTATGGAAGAGACGAAACTAGAAGAACTCGAAATCTTTTTGGTTTCGACATTGATTCCGAGTTTAAAACTCGAAAGGAGGCTCGTGAAGAAGAGAAAGCAGCGGAGGTTGCAAAAGAAGCCGAGGCAATAAAAGAAGCCGAAGGATTAGAAGAGGCTGAAGTAGTAGAAGATCAGCCAACCGATCCGGTCGAGCCTAAGGCTGATGTTCAAGCTACCCCAAAAGATCCAGCCCAAGTTGAGCAGGGGCCTAATTTGGAAAACCCCGCAGGTCTTGCCGCCATGGCCGATAACCTTGGGCGCGGTGTTCGTGACCCTAGGATAAAAAGTATTGCCGCGAATCAGCGCAGAAATATGGAGAAATCTCTTAATGCTCAGGCAGCAAGAAAGATAGATGAGGATATTGCCAAGCAGAGAAGGGCAGACCGCACCCAAAAAATATTTGACGACCGAGACGCGGATTTAAAAGAAGCCTGGGCACAAAGCCGCACCGGTAGAAGAACCGGTCTGACTTTTGATGAGCTTGATGCCGAAACACAAGCCGAGATGCGGAATCGCTATAACGATAGCCGCGAGGCAGGAGCTTATTCGGACGAAAAGTGGGACGCTTACAAAAAGAGTCTTGGCGTTCCTGTGTACGATGAAAACGGTTTAGTTGGTTACGAAAGCTCTAAAAAGTTCGAAGAAGATATGGGCGGCCAGCAGATTCGAATGAATACAGATCAGCCCAATAGAGCACAAATAAGAGAGCGTAGAAATAATGCCATGCTCGACGATATTAGATCTGAGATCAAAGAAACCGGAAAACACCCCTTTGGTGAAGGACCTATTTTAGGTACTGACCATGCTAGAGAAGTAGAGCTCAGCAAAAAGTACGGCGGAGATATGGCCGGCTTAAAGAAAGCCGCCAGAGATGTTCGAGACAACCCGTTCAATAAAGCAAATTACGCGGAAGCTTTCATGCCTGCTGACTTTAATCAGCCAAAACCGCTACCTCCTACAGCATCACCAGTATCGTCCTTTGAACCTTCTCAAAAGATGGTTTCCCAAGATATGTTGGACAGAAATAACCAAGAAGTTAATTCCGTCCTAGATTCAGTGCCTTTCCCGAGACCTAGGAGCCCGCAAGCACCTAAGCCAAAGCCTCGCAACCCGATTACCACGCTCCCGTTTTCTTTAGAGCAGCCTGTAAGCAAACAGCCTACAAGAACTCGAGCAAGTGGAGATATAGATGCGCGTAAAACGAGCATGACACTAGACGACTTGGATTTACCCACAAAAATCGTAAACAAGCTCAACTTAAAACCCACATATCCTTTCATCGGAGGGTAAGCCCTAAAACCTGTAACCTATGCCTGAACAATTTCCAGGTCTAGATCTAGGAGCCGGCGACTACAAACCAGGGTCTGATGACGATGACATTTTAGGACTTAGCAAGTTTACCAGTAAACCAAGCCCTAAACCATACCAGCCTTTTGGAGGACCGGTTAGGCAGCAGCCTCAAAGCTATGCTCAGCCTCAAAGCTACGAGCCAGCCCAAAACTTTTCCGAGCCTAGTTATAATGTATTTTCAGACGACGAGCTTGATACCTACGAGCGTGCAAAGAAGGATTACAGCTATGTAAATAACTACGCCACTTCTGCAGGTCAGATCGCTAGCAAGCGTAAAGCAAGCTACGACGATTTCATGAAGAACAAGCTCACCCCGTTCTTTGAAAGCGTAGGAGGTTTCGGAGACTTTGATGACGATGATGGGTACATATCTGCACTCGATGAGATGGAGAAGCAGTATAGAGTCGCCAGTCAAGAAGACGACGGCTGGTTTGGCCCATCTGACGATAAAGTATATGCAACCGAAGCTCTTAATAACTTCAAACTTTGGAGCAGCCCCAATGGCCTAAGGGATCAGTACCGCAGGCTTCGGGCCGAAAGGGACCAGTATCAAGGAATTGCGGATACATATAAGAACGAAAAGATTCGCCGTCTTGAGCAATTAACCAGCATCCCGATCCCCGCGAAACAGGCCTTGGACGACGCTCTTAAAGCAAGAGGTAAAACTCCTCAAGGCCGCCTGTCAAAAGCGTCAAAATCTAAAAGTTCTTCCGCTTCTTCAAAATCTAGCGATCTTGAAGCGTTCTTAGGTAGTATGGATTTTGAGCAGCCGGTTTATACAGGCTCAGGTCTTTCAAACATTGATCAGGTAGACCCAAGAACTTCTTTACTTGTAGACGATATACAAGGCACTGGAAAAAAGAGACAGGCCGAAAGAATGTCAGCCGCCATGCGCGGAGATATTAAGGGCGTATTATCCAGAAGGCAGCATATCGCTCGTGAGCGTCAGCTTCGGGATAAAGGATTCTTCTTTTCGCAATCTGGATTGCTCGATGGCAGACCTATAGGTATGAGCCGTCGCGATGTCGATTTGCTCGATATTGATGATATGCGCAAGGCTGGCATGACCAGCTACCAGGGCAAACCATTGGATCAGGCTATGGCCGAGCTTGGAGGCGAGGAGCGCTTGGAAATGGCTAAGGTCATGCAATCTGTTTACGCATCCAAAAGCAACTACGAGGATGCTCAGCTAAAGTTCCTTAGAGCCGCAGGCAGTTCTCAAGCGGATAAATTGCGCGATGCTATGGAAGCTGCCCGCGAAGATATGCAAAAGACTGTCGGTCTTGCCGCCAGCTATGGATTGGACAATGAATTATTCGAGCAGGCAGAGACTACTGGCTGGCTCTCGGCTATGGGCAATGCGGTTAAGCGTGGTGCTCTGATGAGCGAGATGAGTAATTATACTCCTGACTTTCTGACTAATACATTGGATGCGGATGAGATGCAGCGGTTCATAGAAATCGCATCAGAAATCGAAAAGCTTCCGACCAGCTCCACGATGAAGCGTGTCAAAGAGACTAAGTCTGACGGCTTTCTCGATGCTATGGGAAATCTATTATTTGATAATCCCGCTGCGATTCCTGAAATGTTCGTGGAGTCACTATCATCGTTTTTACCGAGCACAATTAAATGGCTCCTCCCATCTGCCGCTGCTGGTGCAGC